TCCTAGCGTGCTCCCACTTGGTGATCTGTTCGCAGGTTTCAAGGCTCAGGAGGGCCCGACGTTCACTTTCATCGTCCACTCTGATCGCACCTGGATTCGAGTGGACGAGAAAAGTGGTCATTGGTTCTATAGGTTTAACGTTGATCATTTAGATCGTCACGAGTTACGAAACGTTCTCACGAAGGAGTGGCCTCGGCATCGTGAGAACAACTACGTAGTAGGGCCGATCTCGGCCTATGACGTAAACTCGAGGCTTCAAGGTTATCACGAGTTAGTATGGAGAGTGTAAGATGAAAGAGAAAAAGATCATTGACTGGAAAGCCGAGTTCACGATCTACGAGCTAGTACTCGGAGCCGTGATACTCGTGGTGCTCGTTGGGCTAGGTGTATACGGGTACGTCTATGGCTGACCCAACACCGATTACGATCGACACATCGAACAAGTTCCTAGTAGGAGTGATCGGCGACGACATCATGTTGCTGAAGGCTCCAGTTGGTCGCATATCCAAAACTGACGCGCTGCTGCTCGCAGCGTGGCTGGTCGCGATGGCCGACATGACCAACACACAGTTTCCGAGATACCTCAAAGCGGTGCAGAGCATCTGACCATGAATAACATCATATTGATGATAGTTCTTTTCTCGGTGTCAGCACTTATGGTCTGGCAGATGGCAACCTACGAGTCCATGAGTCGCAGCTGGAGAAATTTCGGAATAGTTCTGGTCTGCGTTAACGTACTTCTCGGGCTTCTCAACCTGTACGTCTTGATCAAGTAATCGTATCTGCCAGGAAAAATAGTTCCAAAATCTAATTGACATGGGGCGAAAACTCTGGTATGGTACGCGGGTAGTGGGCGATTGCGCGGGACTGAAAATGCCGCACATTGACCGCATCTTTCAATCAAAACCAAGGAGAATCCAGTGGCTGAAGTGGAAATCAGTGCGAAGGCCGGTCAAGAGGACACGGCTCCGAGCGCGACCGTCAAGTACGATTTGGGCGACAACCTCGACGAAGCGGTAGAGCTGTTCGGTGCCGACGTCGTGTTCCGCCGGTTCCAGGCGGCAGCGACCATCGACATTCAGGCGATGATCCGACGTGGCCTCAACCGAACGGAAGGCGAGGGCGACGCCAAGAAGCCCAATCCGATGACGGCCGAGGAACTGCAAGCGCAGGTCTCTGCCTGGAAGCCGGGCATGGCGAAGCCGCGCAAGTCCAAGTCCGAGAAGGCGATGGACGCTTTCAACGACCTGTCGGACGACGACAAGGCGGAGTTGCTCAAGCAGCTCGGTCTGGCGAGCTAGTTCACTCTCTCGCGTGTGGCCGCTGGCAGACCGGATATAGTCTGCCAACTCTCTCGCGTTTTGGGTAATCGCTAGGGGAATCGAATGGCACAACAAGAAGGCGACAAGTCTGTCGCTGTCAATGGCAATGTCCTGATGCAAGTGCATCACCACGTTGCTTCAGCTCTCAAGCTGGTTCAAACACTTCCGCCGATCGCGCCGTTGATGGCGGTCACGTTCGGCATCATGCACACCGAGGCGATGCTTCACCGCATCATAGCCGAGCTCACGAAGGAAAGTTCAGGATTGGTAATCCCGACTGGCAAGACTGGCCAGGGATGACCTCCCCCAAACGTTCTCCCGTCCATAGGTATATGGACAACACGCGGATATCCGACTTCCGCACTTGTCCACGTTACTACTGGATTCGGCACGTCAAACACTGGGTACCGCAGTACGCCAGTTTGGCGCTCATCAACGGCAGTTGTTGGCATGAAGCGATGAACGCCATCTGGGCTCACGCGAAAGACACCAACGTGCCAGACATGGCCCTTCTACGGATGGGCTATCAAGCTTACTGCGACTACTGGATCAAGTCAGGTCTCAAAGATCCAGACAAAATGTCCGTGGACGAGATCGAAGCTATCGCCCCGCGTGGACCTCAGGTCGCCAAAGAAGTTATGTGGAACTACATACTTCAACGGCGCAAGTTCATCGCTGAAGGCGAAGTCATCGATATCGAGCGGCCGTTCGCTATCCCGCTGATCTACGACGACGATGGTCGTGTAACGGTGTACTACGTCGGCAGGTTGGACAAGGTGTTCAAGCATCCGCAACACGGCTTGATCTTGCCCGAGCACAAGACGACCTCGTGGTACGCTATCAAGGGTTTCTTCCGGCAAGAGTGGATCGACTCATTCTCGCCCAACAGTCAGGTGGACGGTTATCTGTTCGCCGGCCAGGTTCTGTACGGTAAGGTAAACGGTGTCTGGATCGACGGGGCCCTGTTCCATAAAAAGGTCTTCAACGGCATCAAATGGTTGCCGATTGATCGCATGTTTTCGATGATCGACCAGTGGTTGATCGAGACCTACTACTGGATAGGGCGGATCAAAGATGACACCGAAAAGTTCGAAGAAACCGGCACACTCGCGGGAACCTTCCCAAAGAATACGGGTAGTTGTGGGAATTATGGTGGCTGCACCTATCGTGACGTTTGTCGCTTTGTGGTTGATCCATCTAGGCTTGCAGAGCCTCCTGCTGGTTTTAAGATAGAAGCGTGGAACCCGTTCGACGTGTTGAAGTTGGAAAAGCTGGAGCTGGAACCCGAAGATGCGGTTCAGCCCAGCTGGTTGTTTGGTGGCGAAGATCAACCTTGGGAGTTAACTGACTATGAGTACGGACGAAGTGGAACAGGTACCAGAGCCGAAGGTGGGCAAGCTGGAGAGCGAGTACCAGGGCTATCGAGCGATAGTCCCGGAGGGCTTCCCGCTGACGGACTTCATCATCCTGCTGTGTGAAGGCAACCCCGGCGCGGCCAACGTGCTAGGCGAGATTGCGGCGACCAAGAACTTCGGTGTCATCACCGATGCAGAGCCGATCTTTCGGCAGCTCGTGGACATGAACATCCGCGGTATGCAGATCTGGTGTGCGTACAAAGATCTGTGCGCTAGCGATCTCAACGAGTTCGTGGACAAGGTTATGACCCGCGATGCTACGCTGGTGCAGCAGCTCAACGGGATCATGTATCTGCCGCGAAAGCGTGGCTTGCCGGCGGTATACCGCGAGTGCGCCGTGGAACAAGGGTGGAAACGATGATAGCAGCCACACTCACTGTCGTCGGCCTCATGCTGATGGCAGAGCTGGCGTTCACGTGTCTGCCCGTAGCGAAACGGTATCTCACAGGCACCAGTGCGGAGGACATTCCAATCGACTGGAAAATCCTACTGATCGTGGTCATGCTAATCGGGTTCCTCGGTGACATCGTGTTCAACGTGTTCCGAGGTACGTTCATCTTTCGAGAGTTGCCGCACGAGTGGCTCTTCTCGTCCCGTGTTCAGAGGCATATCTACCATCCAGAGTTAGGGCACTACACCGATGCTTTGCGTTGGGCGTTGATTCTGAACACCGGTGACCCCCGGCACATCAAGTACGCACAGTAACCACACAGGAGATCGCATGGGCGACGACGAAGACGAAACCGAGATCGAACGCGATACCATTCTCGATGACGACGGCAAGGAGGACGAGAACGGCCTCGAGGATGACGACGAGCTCGAGGATGAGGACGACGACACTGACGACGAGCTGGACGACGACGACAGCCCGACGGACGACTGAGCATCCCTGGGAAGGGTGGTGGCTTGATTGAGTACCCCGATAAACCCAACTTGGTCCTACTGCCAACCTTCCCTTTTTTAAGCTTCTAGGAGACTGACGTGCCGAATGCAAAAGACTTACTCGATATCTCTGACCTGGGCTTGCCGAAATTCCTACTGATCGGCGGGGCTGGTTCAGGGAAAACCTCTCAACTACTGACGCTACCGGGCAAGACTTTTGCCTACTTCTTCGATCCCGCTGCACTGAGCGCAATCCGTGGTGCAGACATCGAGTACGAAATGTTCGTACCGAAGGTCGTGTCGCTGGCGGCGCAATCTCTAACGAAGGGAAAGGGTGACACGAAGAACCTCACCATCGTCGATGCCGCTGAAATGTATCCTAGGTGGGAAGCGGACTTCGAGGAAAAGATCAAGACAAAGTTCTTCGAAACGAAGGGCATCACCAACATCGTGTTGGATAGCTTCACTACATTCGCCGACATCGTGATGGATCGCGTTCTGCAGATCAACGGCCGTGCCGGTTCGTGGCCGCAACAGGATGACTGGACCAGCCAGATGAACACGATCCGCAACGTGGTCCGCACCATCACCGGGCAGATGAACATGATCTGCATTTGCACCGGCCACGAAGAAACGATCCAGGACGAACTCACTCACCGGATCGAACACCAAATCTTGCTCACTGGTAAGCTGAAACAGCGCTTACCGATGCTGTTCTCCGATATCTTCCACATGGAAGGCAGCACCGACGCTCAGGGCAAGTACAAGTACACTGCACAGACTCGACCCGATGCACGGAACCCGAGTCTTCGCACGAGTTTTAGAGGCCTCGAAACCGTGATCGATGTCACGATCGGGGACTTTAAGAACCCTAAGGCCTACGGCATTGGGGCGTTGATCACGAAGCACTACAAACTGTAAGGAGTTCACATGAGTTTTCTCGAACTGTCAGGTTTGGACGAGGTCACGGAGAAGAAAACCGTACCGGAAGGTCCATACGATCTCGTCGTTACTGCGAACCCGAAGGCCAAGAAGAACGAGGAAAGCGGCAAGGTCAACCTGCTCGTCGTCCTCGCGATCGAGGGCCATTCCGAAGCTGCGAACATCATGCACAACTTGGCTCTGCCCGGCGCCGAAGACGAGGCCGAGACGAAGAAGTTCAAGCTGCTCATGATCAAGCGGTTCTGCCACCATTTCAAGATTCCGACCAACGGTGGGCAGATCAACACCGACTCGTTCGCCGGCGCGAGAGCCTCGCAAATCCCGCTCGTCAAGGACGAGTACCAGGGCGTCGTGAGCAACAAGCTCAAGCTGCCGCCGCTTCCGCTCGAAGGCTAGTCGTTTGGCGGACGGCACTTAGTAGGACGGTTATTAGGTTGCTCGAAGCAAACCGAACACAACAACCGAACGGTGCCGTTCGCCATCCTCTTCTGTTTTCAAAGTTTGAAAGGCGTAGTTGAATGGTTGAGCGAACTAATATCGGTCTGATGATCGAAACAGAACTCAACGAGCAGCTTAACAAGGCCGCTCCGCGAGGCATGAAAGCAGAGGCTATTCGTGCGCTCATCCAGCTTTTGCTAGATACACAGAAAGAGTGGATCGAGAGCGGACGAATGGAGTTCGTCGTGGACAAGCTGCTAAGGAAGCAGTGCAAACTGATCGTTATTGACGAGGAGGGACTGATTCTATGAGCAGGCGAGACAACCAGGGGAACACTTACTGGGTCTGGGTGTTAGTGAAAAAGGAGACGCCGAAAGCGTACCTTTTGCACGACGGCGTACGGGATGGTTGGTGTCCCAAGAGTCAGATCATGGACCGGGACGGCGACGAACCCGGTGAGGGTGTTATCACCAGACTGGAGATCGCCGGCTGGATATGCGAGGAAAAGGACTTCAACACCGATAACTCCCGCGAGGACGTTGAGAAGCGTCCGAAGCAGTCCGCTAACGTGGACACTCCCAAGACTATCAACGTCGGCAGTGGGCTAGGTGACAAGAGCTATGATGACGACCTCCCTTTCTAAGAGTTCTCCATCGGACGAGGAACTCCTGACGTGGATTCGCTCCACGATACCTGCGGATACCATCCCACCGATGTGGCAGTGGAGATTCGTGAGGCTATTCCGCATCATGGACACACGTCTCCAAGAGCTGGAACGTCGGCTTGATGGTGTCGTTCCGTGACTAAACAACTCAAGGATCTATTCGAGCAGTTCTCCACGTTGGAGTCGTCTGCCCAGCTCGAGAAGGTCAGACAGATCCGACACCACCGATCGATCGAACGACCCGCCGCTGCTGTCAAGCGTGTCAAGAAGGAACGCAAGCAGGTCGAGGTCAAGAAAACCAACATCGCTGCACTGGTCAAGGGTATGACAATCGAACAGCGCAACGCCCTCATAGAGAAACTCAAAGGAGAACTCAGTGGAAAACCCGCCGCCGGCACCGCAACCGATCCTAAGCCCCTCTGACGATGACGTTATCATCGCGGAGCATCGACAGTCCGAGCGCTTGAGTAGCGAGAAACTCGAGCCGTTCGCTGGTTTCGATAACGCTCAGATCAAGTCGTACATCAGCCATCTGATGAAAGACCTGAAGGAAGCGTTGTGGGAAGCTAAAGGCCGTAGCCTCATGATCGAGACGACAGTCTCCTTTGACGTGCCCGGCGCTGGCAAACGCATCCAGCAAGTTATCAACACCCTCCAAGACAAGGAGCCGGTGTCCATCGAAATCGAACTGTGGGAGAAGGTAAGTGCGGGAACTCTTGACGCTTCGGCTTTCTGATATCGAGGTAACAGATCGTGCCAGAAAGGACAACGCACTTGACGAAGATTTCGTTGAGTCAATTAGAGAGAAGGGAGTTGTACAACCAGTTACTGTCGCTCGAACGGGGAAAGGATATCGTCTCCTGGCTGGCGGCAGACGATTTGCTGCATCCCTTCAACTCGGGACCGCGACAATACCATGTCACGTACTCGATCAAGCGACGGACCTTGACGATAAAGAGATTGAGTTTATCGAGAACGCCCTCAGGAAAGACCTGAAGTGGCAGGAACGTCTCAAGCTCGTCGTCGATATCCACCAGCTGATGATCGACAAGTACGGCCCGAAAGGCTCTCAGACTGCCACCGCCAAGTTCATGGACAAGTCCGTCGGCGGTATCAACCGAGTGCTGCAGTTAGCTAGCCACTGCAAGACTTTCCCGATCCTTCTCGAATGTGGCACCGAGGACGAGGCCGTCAAAAAGGCTAGAAAGATCGTCGAAGGTGCACTCGTCATGCAGATGTCCCGTGCTCACAAATCTGCGGCAGCAGCCGCCGGTATGGGCGAGCAGGAACTCTCCGAGGTCTTCGAGGCTAGCGACGACGAGATCGCTGAGGTTGGTGACCTCGAGGATGCAGCAGAAAGCGGTCTCAAGCCCGGTGAGGGTTTCCGTGATGACCAGTATATCCTCAGCGCACGGAATGCTGGCAACCACTACCGTGTCGGCGACGCGTTCGAGGAACTCCAGTCGATGATAACCGACGGCCTAACGCCGCCGATCAAACTGTGCGAGGTTGATCCCCCTTATGGTATCGACCTCAAGAACCAAAAGAAGGGAGAGATCAGTCGTGAACTCGACATCTACGAAGAAATCCCCCGTGAACGATATGCTGAGTGGACCGGTCAGCTCGTCTCTCTGTTGGATGAGGTCTTACCCAAGGACTGTCGAATTATATACTGGTACGCCCAGGAGTGGTACTCAACGATTGTTGAAGCTTTCAAGGAAGTCGGGTGGGACTACGATCCTATTCCCTGTATCTGGAACAAAGGTTCCGGGCAAACTAATGCTCCAGATCTGTATCTGGCACGCACTTACGAAACTTTCCTCGTCGCTACCAAAGGTGACGGGGTTCCTATCGCGGAGAGAGGACGTAGCAACGTCTTTAACTTTCCCCCAGTGCCAGCAGCCCGTAAATATCATCCTACCCAGAAGCCTCTGGACCTTATGGATGAGCTACTCCGTACTTTCGGATGGCCCGGAGCGATTCTTCTCTGCCCATTTCTGGGTAGTGGCGTCACTCTACGCAGTGCATATCGCCGAGGAATGCTGCCATTTGGATTCGAACTGAACGAGTCCAACAAGGGGCCGTTCCTCGCAGCTCTCGAGGACGATATCCAGAACTACAAGGTCAACCTGAAACCGACTGACGTTAAGGGTACCGACATACCCTTCTAGGAGACTGACGTGGAGTTTGCTGGTCAACAAGCGACGGCGCTGACTGCCGTTGATCTATGGATGAAAGAGCGAAAGCTCCATCCCGGTCGTAACCATCCTCAGGTTTTCCGGTTGTTCGGCTTTGCCGGCACTGGCAAGACCACGCTAGCCAAGAAACTAGCTGAGAACTACGATACTGCGTTCATGGCGTACACGGGTAAGGCTGCATCTGTCCTTCGCAAGAAGGGTTGTCCAGGTGCCAGCACAATCCATCAGGCGATATACCATGCCGAGATGGACCCGATCACGAACAAAGTCCGGTTCACTTTGAACCGTTCCAGCTGGGTTCGTGGTAAAAAGCTACTCGTCATCGACGAAGTGTCAATGGTAAATGAGGAGATCGGTCTTGACCTACTCTCATTCGGAGTTCCGATTCTTGTCCTTGGCGATCCGGCGCAGCTTCCTCCAGTCAAAGGTACCGGATTCTTCATCGCCGAGAAACCTCACGTTCTACTTACTGAAATCCACCGTCAGGCCAGTGACAATCCGATCATCAAACTTGCCACAATGGTCCGAGAGTATCGGTTCCCACCTAAAGGTGATTACGGTGCGAGCCGAGTCATCGGAGAAATTCCTGATCACGAGTTCATCGAAGCTGACCAGATACTCGTTGGACGAAACGAAACTCGACGACGGTATAACACGTATGCTCGACAACTTCTGGGATTGGACGGGAAAGGCATTCTCCCAGTTGTTGGGGACAAGCTCATCTGTCTACGGAACAACCACCGACTTGGCTTCCTTAACGGAACTCTATGGCGTGTTGAAGCGACGCCCGGTCGGTCCGACGATCCACTGGAAGTTAAGGGAATTGTCCCCGATTCGATATTCCTCCGCGTTCGAAGTGATGATGAACCAGAGCGGCGTCCTGTTGAGATCGATGTACTAACGGCCGCGATTGTTGGCGACGACATTCCTAGTTACACTTCACCAGAAGTGATCCAGATGGACTTCGGCTACGCCATCACGGTCCACAAGAGCCAGGGCAGCGAATGGTCCAACGTGATCGTGCTCAACGAGAGCGGTGCGTTCAGAGATCATCGGTGGAAGTGGCTCTATACTGCGATCACCCGTGCTAGTGAGCGTGTGACGCTGGTGACTCGATGACCCTCGGGTTCATGCCTCAGCAGCCGGTTAGGCGACAACCGACTGAAGGCTTAACCCCCTGCGATATCATGATCGTAGGAAGTCAACCGGACGGCTTCGCGATCGGTAGTGGTAGACCGTTTGCTCACGCCGCTGAAACGATCATCAACAACTGTCTACACCAGGCAGGGTTGATACGAGCACAGGTCTTCCTGACCAACTTCATCTGGGACAGTGTCAAAACTAGTCACCTGTGGAAAGAGAAACGATCCAAAAACCCTGCGAACCGTGTCGTAGGTAACCTCGACCCGTACAAGCAAAGCCTCTGGGCGCTGATTAAGGAGGTAAAACCTCGTGTCATTGTTCCACTGGGAGATATTGCTACCTACGTCCTTACCAAGCGAGACAAGACGACTGCTGTTAGAGGCTATCCGTTTACTCTCGGAGATACGGGAATCATCGTCGTCCCATCCCTTGAGCCGGGAAAGATGGTCTTTTCTAATCATGAGTGGAGATGGTATCTCGCTCACGACCTACGTAAAGCTAGAAAGTTCGTAGACAACGCGGCACTATTCAAAGGGTGGGCCGACTGTAAGATCGTTATCCCCAGCACCTTCGGCGAAACGATAGCATTGCTCGACCTGGTTGAGAAAACCAAACTCGTTTCCTGGGATATTGAGGTTAGCGATTTTCATACCAGTTGCATGGGCTTCGGCCTAGGTAACAAGACCGGCGTAACGTTCCCGATCGACATGCGTTGGTCCGAACAGGAAGAACAATACATCTGGATTCGGTTGGCACGCATTCTCGAGAATCCTGCCATCATCAAGATCGTACAGAACGGAGTCTTCGACGTTCAGTTCATGGCGCAGGAGCTAGGCATCTTCGTGCAGGGTTACACCATCGACACGATGGTTAGCCATCACATCATGTACCCGGACTTCAAGAAGTCCCTAGAGTTTCTGGCATCGATCCACACGAACTATCCCTATTGGAAAGACGAACTCGAGATCAAGTCAATCAAAGAGGAGAACTAATGAAACTGTTTATTGTCGGTTTAACTTCGAAGTGCCTCACGTGCCTACACGGAATCTACCAGGAGATTCAAGACGACCCAGCACGGACGCCGACCGTTAAGTGCGTCAACGAGGTATGTCCGGAATTCAACCGAACTTTCGTCGTCCCATCCATCGAACTGAAGGAGTATCAAGTTGAAGAGGAAACGCAACCGAAAGCCGGCGGCACCGGTTAGCCCGAACGTTCTCGTTGATGCGGAACGTCTCACTGCGATCGAACGGCAGGCAGTGTACGGCCATCCGCTCGAGGACTACATCTGCGTCTCGACAATGCAGCAAGCGTTGCTCGAACACGCAGGTGGCAAGATCACGCCAATCCTTTCGCAGCAGTTCCAGATCTGCGTGAAGTTGGCGAGGTTGGCGAAGTCACCAGCCCATCGCGACAGCATGTGCGATATCGCCGGCTACGCTCGGACAATGGAAATGTCCGTGCAGAAGATCATCGAGGAACACAACAAGGGGTAGATCATGGGCTGGATTGCAGTAGACTTGGACGGAACACTGGCTCAGTACGGCACCTGGGCAGGG